ATGGATAGAATCGAAGCCGACGCGATTGAACGAGGAGTAGCCTATGATGCGCTTCCTTCACAAAGAGCATTTCATCACTGCGAGTCGCGGTTCAAGGGTTTCTCCGGGCCTATCGCCTCCGGCAAGAGCCAGGCGCTCTGTTTCGAAGCGGTCCGGCTCTCTTACTTGAATCAGGGCAGGCTAGGCCTAATCGGAGCGCCAACATACCCGATGTTACGGGACGCCACGCAAACGACCTTGTTTGCGATCTTAGACAGCCACGGCCTTCCGTACGATTACAACAAGGCCGAGAACATGCTCACTATGAAAGACACCAAGTCTCGCATCATCTTCCGGCCGGTGGACGACTTTGAACGGCTGCGCGGCACCAATCTAGCATGGTTCGGTCTCGATGAGTTGACCTATTCGCCGGAAGGCGCGTGGTTACGGCTCGAAGGCCGGCTGCGCGACCCACAAGCCGGCAAACTTTGCGGCTTCGCTGTGTGGACACCGAAGGGTTATGACTGGGTTTATCAGAAATTCATCGCGGACCCGGTAACAGGGTACAGCGCGATCGTCGCGAAGCCAAACGAAAACACGTTCCTGCTGGAAAAGGTCCCAGACTTCTATGAGCGGCTGAAGAACAGCTACGACGAGACGTTTTATCAACAGGAAGCGTTGGGGCAATACCTGAGCCTGCAGGGCGGACTGGTGTACAGAGCCTTCGATCGCCGCGACCAGGTGAAGAATCTGCGGGTAAATCCGAATTGCCCGTTGCTGTGGGCGTTAGATTTTAACGTGGACCCGATGTCTTCGGTGGTGGTCCAAATCGAGGGCCGAACAGTACTCGTGTTGGACGAACTGGTACTGCGGCACGCCAGCACGCACGAAGCTTGCGAGGATTTTGAAAAGCGCTTCCCCAATCACAAGAGCGGGATCGTGGTATATGGCGACGCATCGGGAAACAGCCAACACTCCACAGGCGCTTCGGATTACCAGATCGTGCGGGACTACTTCCGGGTGAGCTACGGCGCGCCGGTGACGTATAAAGTGCCCAAGGCGAATCCAAGCGTAAGGGACCGGATCATGCTGATGAACGCGAAGCTGCGGTCGGCGAGCGGCGACATACGGCTTCTGGTGGACGCTAAGTGCAAAGAGTTGATCAAGGACTTCGAGCAGGTGTCGTACATAGCAAACAGCAATGCAATCGACAAAGATAAGGACCGGCGCAGGACACACCTTTCGGACGCGCTGGGTTACCTGTTATGGCAGGAATGCAGACCGCAAGCGGCGATCGGCGAACACCCCGAGCGGCTGATTTGAGGACCAGATGGTAAACATCGACCGAGAGCACCCAGAGTATGCCGCCAAGAAGGCGATGTGGAAGAAGTACAGGGATCTTTACGCCGGTGGTGAGCAGATACGGGAAAATGCTTTCGAGTATCTGGTGAGGCGGCACAAGGAGCCCAACGATATCTATGCCGAGCGGCTAAGCCGAGTGTTTTACGAAAACTATATTGGGTCGATTATCGACTGGTACGCTGCTACGCTAATGCGGCGCGAGGCGGCTTTGCTATTGGACGGCGGCGATGAAGCGGCAAAGGGCTTCTACAACGTATTCGCGGAGGATTGCGACCTGAAGGGCACCTCATTAGCCGAGTTCTTCCGCCAACAAATCGTACAAACGCTGGTGCAGGGCCGAAGTTACATCGTAGTGGATTTTCCGCGATCCCCGGTTTCGGTGAGTAACAGGGCGGAGGAGGACGCGGTGGGACGTTCGCGGGCCTACCTGGTGGATTATTCGCCTGAGGAGCTTATCAACTGGAGCTATGACGATCGTGGCGGACTCGAATGGGCGGTGATCCGGACCTCATCGCTCCGGAAATCGAAGGTCACCGAGAGCGAATGGGCTCGCGAAACCCGGTGGATCTACTATGACCGGCAGAATTATCAAGTCTACCAGCAACTGAAGAACAAAGAGATACGGCTGGTGGATGAAGGACTGCACGGCCTGGCCGGCCAGAACCGGGTACCGATTTTCCCGCTGCGTGTGACCGAGGGACTCTGGTTGATGAACAAGGCCGCGCTGCTGCAACTGGAACACTTCAACAAGTCGAATGCGCTTTCCTGGGCGCTGACGATGGGGTTATTTGCGTCACCGGTAATTTACTCGGACCGTGAGTGGAACCAGATCGTAGGCGAGTCCTACTTCATACAACTTGCGCCTGGGGACCGATTCGGGTGGGCCGAGCCGGAAGGCAAAGTCTATCAAATTGCGGCCGACAACCTGGTACAACTGAAGGACGAGATTTACAGGGTCTGCTATCTGATTACGCACGCGGCGGGGTCGGAGTCATCGAGTCAGCACCAATCCGGAGCCAGCAAGCAGAGGGATTTCAGCATTACCCAAGAAGTTCTACGGGCTTACGGCGATGCGGTCAAGGAAACGATGAAGCAAGTCTTGCGCGCCATCGCGGTGGCGCGGCAGGACAACATTTCAATCGACGTCTCGGGGCTGGATGAGTTCGATATCGCCGATTTCAGCAATGAACTCGACGACGCGCGAAAGCTTCTCAGTCTGGGGATCGAGTCGGAGACCTTGAAGAAACAGGTCTTTAAAAAGTTGGCGTTTAAGTTTCTCGCGGACGTGCGGCAGGAGATCAAGACTCAGATTGCGCGGGAGATTGAAGCACAGAGTTGATCCAGGGGAAAGAGGTGGTTATGGAAGACACAGACGTACAAGCGATTGTGAAGCAAGCGGTTCAGGAGTTTTTACAGGAGCAGCAAGCCAAAAGCGAACCGGCCTACAAGACTGAACTCATGGAGGAACGCAAGCGCCGCGAGCAACTGGAGCGGCGGCTAAACGAAGTGGAAGAAGAAAGCAAGCGCAGCCGGAACGCGGCGGAGCAGGCAGAGAGAGGCGCGGCCATCCGGGCGGAATTGCAGAGGCTGGGGGTTGCGAAGGTCGACTTGGCGTACCGGGCTGTACACGACGGAGTGTTCCGCACCGACGACGGCCGGTTACTGGCCCGCAGCGACGAAGGGGAAGTGCCGCTTAAGGAATACTTGACCAATTTTGTGAGTGAGAACCCAGAGTTCCTGCCGGCGCGGATACCCGGAGGGTCTGGGATTACAGCCGCGCACAAGGCGCCGCGAGAAAGTAACGAGAGCGTGGACATTGAGAACATCCGGCCGGGAATGAGTCCCGAGCAGACCGAGCGGGTGCGGAAGGAGATTCTGCGCGTAGCTTCGCAGAATCTACGCGGAATATAGGCACGACAGGCAGGAATGCCTGATGTCAAGAGAACAGGCAGAAGGGCCTGCTCAACTTAGGAGAATGAATGGCGATAATTACATCAGCTAATGTGGCCAGCGCGATCGTGAAGCTGGTGGCGGCAGACGCTTTGCCCGCCTTGGTCGGGAACCTAGTCATGGGTAACTTGGTCAACCGCGATTATGAACCCGTTTTGGCGCAGGCGGGGGATACGGTGAACATCCCGATTCCTCCGGTGCTGGTAGCCAACAACATCGCAGAAGGCGGAACCGTTCAAGCGCAGAACCCGAATCTGGGGAATGCGCAGATCGTACTGAACACGCACGCCGAGGCAACCTTCCAAATTCCGGATGTGACCAAGGTGCTGGCAGTTCCGGACTTGCTCCAGGTCTACATGCAACCGGCTGTGGTGGCCATAGCCGAGAGCATCGAGACAAGCCTGCTGAACCTGTTTGCCGGGTTTACGGCAAACACACCGGTTGGCACGCCTGGGACACCGCTGGTGGAAGCGGTGATCGACCAGGCGGAGAGCTCACTATTTACGGCGAAGGTCCCGCCGTCCGAGCCGAAATTCCTGGTGGTGGACGCCGCTACATATTCCGCGTTGCGGCAGATCGAACGCTTCAGCGAATTCCAGACCGCCGGCGAGGCGGGCCTTCGGGCGTTGATCGACGGCACAGTGGGAAAGATCAAGGACTTCTTCGTGATGCGGTCGCAGTACGTTGCGTACACCGGCAGTTCGCCGATGACAACCCACAACATCGCTTTCACCAAGCCCGCTATCGGTCTGGTCATCCGGAGGCTGCCGCAGCCATTGTACGGAACGGGCGCGGTGGCCCACTACGCGGAGATGGGGAACTTCGGCATGCGAGTTGTGATGAGCTACCAGCCGAATACACTGGCTCAGCAATTCACCGTGGACGTGCTGTACGGTTGTGCGGTGATTCGCAACAACTTTGGCGTCCAGGTGAATGCGTAGGGGACCTGCGGCACGAATCTCAAGCAAACAAGAAACAAAAGGGGGCCGGTGCGCCCGGCCCCACAAGGGACAATCATGGACTTACAAGTTTATTACAAGAAAATTCGAGCAATGGAGGAAAGCCTAAAGGATCCTTCAGTGGTCTTGGTAAGCCTCGAGACACCGGATGGTGGACGACCAGGAGTGCGCACGGAGGTTCCACGACGGATTGCGGCAAGGATGATTATCGAAGGCGCCGCGCGAATGGCAACGGTAGAGGAGGCGCGCGAGTTCCAAGAGCAGAAGGCTGAAGCGAAGCGGCAAGCCGATCAGCTCGCGGCAGTCTCGCGCATGCAGTTCGCGGTCATTTCGCCCAACGAGCTGCGCAAGCTGAAGGGCGCGACACAGCCGGGCAAAGAATAGGCTGGGCGATGGCTCTATTCACGGATGTAATTTCGACGATCCAGGACCTGATGGTCCAGGACTCCTCTGTGCTGGCCACGGCACAGGCGGAGAACATCGATCTCAACCAGAAACTGGCGCTGGCACAGCAGGAACTCGGAATCGAGCTGACGACCCTCTTGCAGCGCAGCAACACCCACGACTGGCAGTTCTGGCTCCAATCGGATCTACAGTTGAATAACATCGTGGTCACGCCGCCGCTGCAGCTTTGGAACGTATTTCAAACGCTGACGCTCGTCTATCAGGACGCTTATTTCAATCAATTGAACGACCGCTATCAGGGCAAGCTGGACCAGTTTCAGCAACTGGCGAAGTGGGCCATGGACAAGCTCATACAGACAGGACTCGGCATCGTGTCGGATCCAATTCCACAGGCAGCTCCGCCGCAACTGACGTCTATTCCGGGTGGCCAACCGGCGATGACTTACTGCGCGCGCGTGTCATGGTTGAACGTGGAAGGCGAGGAAGGGCAGGCCAGCAACCCGAGTAGTTTGACCACGGCGGCAGGAAATGCGCTGGTGGCTCAGCCGGTGAACCAACCGGCCAACGCAACGGCTTGGAATGTGTACGTTGGGCTGTCGGCCACAGCAATGGCGCTGCAGAATACACAGCCGATGACGTTAGGCCAAATCTGGGTGCAGGCCGGGCCGGTATCCACCTTGGGACAAGCGCCGGGGAACGGACAGGCGCCAGACTATCTTCGAGCGCTGCCGCGACTTATTCAAAGAGGCTAAAAGAATGGCATGGGTAGGCAGCACGGTCACAGCGCAGGTAGTCACTCTCCTTAGCGCACCGAAAGGGTTGAATTCCTGCGTATCAACGTTAGCTCAAGCAGAGGGCGCGACTCTGGTGGCGGTCGGCCAAAACCAGATTTTGGCGCAAAACGTATCGATTGAACTGGCGGAGCGCAGTACCGATGTGCAATATCCGGCGGTCAACGTGTACTGCGAGAAGATCGTTAACCAGCTAAAGGAAAAGTTTCGGAACTTCTCCGGGAAAGCCATTATGGCGATAGAGATACGGGTTTCGCAGGACAGGCTGGCAGGGATCGAGAACCAACTCCAGGTGTATACCGATGCCGCGACCCAAGTGCTGGATCAGAACCGGGGAGACTGGGGCGAGGGCATGTACTTCGCGGGATGCTATGAAGCGGTCTTAGGGCCTGTCAAGCATGGCGGGCAGAATTTCATCCAGGTGGGAAAGGTCACTTTCGAAGTAGGAGTGAGCGACTAAGGTTATGGCTTCATATATTTCATCCAATGCCAACCGCTTCTACGCAGGATTGGAGAGCAGCTACGGCGAGACGCCTGCGATCACGGCCCAGAACCGGTTTCCCGCCGTGAAGCTCACGGCCAAGAATCAGTTGGAGACGGCCGATCGGCGAGACAAAACGGGCAGCCGGACATTCGTTGGAATACCCGCGGGGCTGCGGCGCAACACCACTTTCGACGTAACAACCTACATGACGAGCTGGGGGGCGCAGGGTGGGGGGCCAGCTTATGGGCCGCTTTTCCAGGCAAGCATGGGAGCCATTCCGACGGTGTACACGGGAGGGGAAACCGCAACCGGTTCAAGCGGCACGTCGCTGGTGTTCGCGGCGGCACATGGGCTAGTTGTGGGCCAAGGCGTGTCATGTAACGGCGAGATCCGCTTTGTCACGGCTATTGTGAGCGCGACGGCCGTACAAGTGAACGCCCCATTCTCTAACGCTACGTCGGCGGGAACCGAGATTGCTCCGAGCATTTCCTATTTTCCGGCGACAGAGTTACCAAGCGTCAGCATTTTCGACTATTGGGACCCGAGCACCGCGCTGCAGCGGATTCTCTGCGGTGCGGCCGTCAACAAGATGACCGTAAAGGTGAATGGCGATTTCCATACGTTCGAGTTCAGCGGAATGGCGCAAGATCTGCTTGACAGTTCCAGTTTCATAGCGGGAGAGGGACAAATGGCCAGTTTCCCGGTGGAGCCAGCCCTTGGCGCCTTCGACTACTCGATCGTGCCAGGTAACATGGGCGAGGCGTGGCTGGGGAGCACACCCGAGCAGTTTTACACAATTACTAGCGGGACATTTCAATTAGACAACGGCCTGGACATGCGGTCGAAGGAATTCGGAAGCAATCTGCCCCTGGCTATCGCTCCAGGGCCGCGGTCGGTGACGGCAGCGTTTAACCTGTATGAATTGAACGATGCGGCGACACAAGGACTGTACCAAGCGGCGCGCCAGCAGTCGCCGGTAAGCGTGATGTTTCAACTTGGCCAGCAGACAGGCCAGGTCATGGGCGTCTACATGATGAGCGTGGTGCCGGTAGTGCCGGAGTTCGACGACAGCGATAACAGGCTGCAGTGGAAGTTCCAAGGATCGAAAGCGCAAGGGACGGCGGACAACGAGATAGTGGTGGCCTTTGGATAACAACGGCAAGATTACGGGTTAGGTTGACCGGCGCAGAGCAGTAAGTCTGCCTCACACATTATGGAATATACGAGCAGTGAAACGATAGATTCAACGGTGGCACCCGGGGTAGGCTATACGCTTGCCAAAATGTCGTTTGGACGCCGCGTGGAGTTAACGCGGCGCATCAGGGAGTTGGCAGGGCGGAAAGAGTTCGTGGAGGCGGGTGACAGTCCCAACGAAAAGATGGAAGCCGGGCTGCTGGCGTTTGAGATCGATCGAGTCTACGTGCTGTGGGGCTTGAAGGAAGTCACGGGCCTCACCATTGACGGGCTGCCAGCGACTCCGGAATCGCTGGCGGCAAGTGGCCCTGAAGAGATATTTCGTGAGGTTTTGGCTGCCGTCAAACAACAGTGCGGCCTATCGGAAGCCGAAAGAAAAAACTGATTGTCGCATTCCATTTTCAATTCTCCAACCAGGCCGGCTGGGAGTGCGCGACTTGCCGCAAAGCCGGCCTGGAGACGAGGCGCAGGTGCGGTTGGATGCCGCGGACCCTGGCGACGCCCGAGCGGGTGGTGTGGGCAAGGAACAATGCAGCAACCACTGTCTGTCCAAAGTCGTTTATCACAGCCCAAAGCATGGCATGGCTCGAGGAGTACCTAGTGCGGCGGAAGCTAGGCCAAAGGGGAATCGACGGTCTGGGAGCGCGCGAAGTGGAAGCGCTCCTCATATTGGAGCACGAGCTAGCGGGAGCGAGCGGCGACCCCAGCGCTGGAGACGGGACCACCGGCCTTACGCAACGGAGGAGAAATGTCTAGTACGTCACAACAGACACTGCTGACTGCTTTCAACCAGGCGTCGGGTAACCAGACGAGCGGCCAATCGGCAACAGCCGATCAGGGACTCGTCGACGCTCTGGGGCAAGCCACCCAAGTGATCGACGCACAGACGCAGGCGACCTCCGCTAATACCGACGCCCTGGCACAAAGCAGTCAAGGGCAGGGTTCCAGCGCCGGCAAGGATGTATCGGATGTGCTCAATACTGCGAGCCAAGTTCTGGGCGGCGGGCTTAGCCTTATGCCCCTGGTATCGATGTTTTCCAGCTTGTTTGGCGGCGGACAATCTCAACAACCCGCTTCCCTGGTGCCTTTTTCGCTGCCGCCATCGATGAATCTGCAGTCGACCACCAGCGGCCAAGATGTAAGTTGGGGCGAAAATGGTTTGCCGCGGTCCGCAGCAAGCAGCGGGTCCAACGCGGGCCAACAG